GCCATACTATGTAACTTATGCACACATGTGTCAAGGTATACAGCACAAAGAGAGCAGCTTGTTCCACTGTGGCATGCTGGAGTTGGTTAAGTTAGCATTTTATTCAAAGTACCCACACTTATCAAACACCTGTTCTGTCACCTGTGCATGTAGCTCTGATGATGGAATGATAAATCTTGTGTTTGATAGAACTGTACAAAAAGAAGACTGTGAGTTTTATTACCAGCAGTTCGTTAAATTTCACAAGCTAATAGGACTGTCATGCAACATATCTGATTCTACTAAGTCTATATGGACAAGGGGTCTTCTAGGTGAGGTTTATAGTTCTTTCGTGAATCCTCGCACATTTCTGAGCCCAGATATTAAGGCAGCAGCAGCTATAATAACTGCACCTGGTGAGATGACCCCTCTGGGAGAAAACACCATGAAACATGAGCTGTGTGCATCTGCTTTCAAGGAAGGATCAAGCTTATTCATAGTGAATGCATGTATTTGGTTTAGGAATCTGGTAGGTTTTAGTACGACAAACACAGCAGATGTGTATGCAGATACAGATGGGTGGGTGAATGATATATGCAAGCAACACAAGGGTTGCAATTTCTTTATAGCTCCTATTAGGTGTGTAGGATATCTAGATGTGATGCTCAACTTTGGTTTCATTGTCACTACAAGAGTTATGGAACATGCTAGCTACATAAGGGCAAAAATTAGGAATTTCCATGACAGTGGCAGGCCTGTTGAATTAACAGCCACAGAAGCCTTCATGTTAGGGGTAATAGATGATGTTAGGTTGGATGTGTCTGATGTTAAAATGAGAACAGTTGAAGGTCTCAAAATGGATATGGTATTTTCTGACCCGATAAAGTTCAAGCCAAATAGAGGGACTGAGAATCAGATAACAAAGTTAAATGACACACTGGCTAATTTCAAAACAACAGCAACTACTATATCAGCTGAACAGCTATGTAGAGAGATTTGCTTACTGGACTCAAGGGCCATTGACCTTAGTACAAGTATGGAAAAATTTAGGCAGGCATTTACATCTGGAAGCATTGTAAGGAACCTTATTGGCTTCTCTTCAGAGACCCTAAGGATAATGAGTAGGACAGCAATAAATGGAAATTTCCTAAAGAAATCAAAGTATTTGATAGCTCCCCATCTCACAGTGGGTGACAGAAAGTTCTGCAGTGTCAACACAATTAGTAAATGGACGGGCATGACATTATCAACTGAAGAATCAGTTAAAGAAGTGGAGGACAGCCTGAATAGCTTGTCCGATGTGCTCAACAAGGTTGTAAAGATAGATTTTGATATGATTAGTCAGACATTTAACTATATAAGTTCACTAAACATGGTAGGTTCTCCACTTGACCCAGACAAATTGCTAATCAAGAAGCGAAAGCTCCCTGACCTTAGAGGAAAGCAGATAATATCAAATACGGCTGGAACAGTTATTGGTTATATGCTAAATAGCAGAATTGCAACAACAGTATGTAGGTACATGAAACATGAAGATATAAACACCGATGTGAGTCTGATGACCATTGCAAGCCCAACAATAACATCCTTAATAAATAAAATAACTGATAGTATGGATGAAGAAGGAATGGTCTCTGTAGAGGATGCAGAGAAACTCAAGAAGTATACTAAGCTACTTTCTCCTGGGGACACTTCAAGCCTGGACATATTTATGCCTATGTCTGTTATTGGATCTGTCCCACTTGTGCAACAACTTATAAGCAACAAGCTCATTACGAACAGGTTTTATGAAGCAGATCATGCAAATATGTCAAATCTAATTGCCATGGACACAGATGTTTCTCAGGCATTTTGGCAAGATATGGCAATCCTGAATCATATTGATAAGGACGAAGTACATCTCAATGGGACCTTTGATAGCTATGTTGATTCTTCTGATTTTGACAATTCACTTCAGGCCAGTCTCATATCCCTCGCTAGTGGTAATGCAAGCACTAAGGACCTGAACACACTAACAAAAATAAGTTCTTTTATGACAACTCCTGAGACAGTAACCGAGTACAGCCCTTTCAGACTTGAAGAGATGAAAACTGTCGTGTTCAACACATGGGCAGAAAAATTCTCCTGTGTCCTTGAAAGAAAGAATGATAAGGTTGAAGAGTGCATAGTAATCGTCAAAGCAGATGGGTTGTACAGCATCTCCTCTTC